CGGGGTCTGGAAGTAAAGGAACTGCGCCCGTTCAATGAAACGCTGGAGCGCCTCAACGTTCTGCAGATGATGCCGTTGATCTCGACAACGCACCTTGTGGACGGCTTCTTCGCCGGAAGCTTGGTGTTCGATCCGAAGGCTAAGGTGTTCATGGACACTCTGCTGCACGACGCACTGTCCTGCAGCGTGATGCCTTCGCCGTTCTTCAACATCGACCCCACGATCAACGTGCGGGTTGGACAGTCAACGCAGCAGTTCCTCAACGATACCTCGGAGTACGCACGCCGCTATCTGCAGCAGATGCCGTCGCAGTTCGTTGACATGCTGAAGTCGGGTGCATTCACTCTAGACCCGGTGACTACGCTGTTCGTGCCGCGCCGTTCGACAACGGACCGGGCCTTCACCTCGTACCTGCACCGCATCCTCCCGATGTACCTCATCGAGAAGACGCTGTTCCGCGGTACGTTGGTTGAATCGCAACGTCGTCAGCGCGCGATGACCCACTTGACCGCAGGTGACGATCAGTGGACACCGACAGGCGAAGAGCTCGGCGCATTGGTGCAGGAGTTCCAGAGCGCGGAAATGGATCCGCTTGGCGGATGGGTATCCACACGTAACGCCGTGCAAGCAACCGATCTGCGTCCTGGTGGTGACTTCTGGAAGTGGACCGACATGGCCGACATTCTGGTTGCCTACAAGCTGCGGGCACTCGGTATCTCGGAGTCGTTCCTTTCGGGTGATGCCAGCTACGCTTCGGCTGAGTCGGCGTACTCCACGTTCCTGGAATCGATGAACAGCTTCCGTACCGACATGACGGAACGGGTGTTCTACTCGAAGATCTTCCCGCTGGTCGCCGTTACCAACAATCTGTACAAGGATCCGAGCAAACGCGCAGAGGCTGGCCGTGTTGTTGACTTCCTGTTCAACCGCACCAATCGCAACAACCTGAAGATGCCGCAGCTTCACTGGCATAAGGAGTTGGAAGCGAAGGGTGAAGAGAACATGGCGGAACTGCTTCAGCAAGCATCCGACAAGGGTGTACCTATCCCGCTGAAGATGTGGATGGCTGCTGCGAAGATCGATCCGGATGCGCTGATGCGTGACTTGGACGAAGACGCCGAGCTCCGCAAGAAGCTCGAGAAGTACACGGGCAAGGACACCAGCCACGAAGGTGAAGACGACTTCGGCACTGACGAGTTCGACGATGACTTCGGTGGTAGCGTCGACGCACGTGAAGAAGCCAAGCAGGAACACGCACGCTTGTTGGAACGTGCTAGTGCTGGTCAACTGACCACACAATCGGCTTCGCATTCACGTGGATACCGGAAGCCGTTGCTGTCTCGTGACTTTGGCGACAGTGGTGACAGCTGGACGTTGTCGAAGACGGGTAAGATCAAGCACATCCCGTCTATCAGCCAGCCGCGTGCCAAGGCAGAAGCAAACAGCCGGATCATCAAGATCGCAGCGAAAGCCGACCGCGATCCGAACTATCGCCTGGAACTGGCGAAGCGCAACAAAGAAAAGCTCGGTCGTACAACACTCCCGATGTAAGGATGCTCTATGTATTCATTCCTGATCAGCAAACCTGTTACTGCCGCAATCAAGCCCGAAACGGCCTATCAGTGGTTTTCTTACAAGGGAGCTCGTCCGGTCAAGTTGGATTTCCGTGGCAAGACGGTAGTCGTTGAAAAGGGTATGCGCTTCGGCGTGCGCCCTTCCGTCAACGGCACGGACATCCGGCTTATCTTCAAGGGTGAACCTACCAAGGTTCACACCCTAACCAAGCAGCAAGCCGACAAGCTCGCTAAGGGAGTCTGACGTGGATACGCATATCCCGAACGATCAACCAGTGACCGCACCGAAGCGTAAATATTTTGGTGCGCTTTTCGACGAGTACACGCCGCAAGTCGAAGCGCAACTCCTGCGTGACTGCATCATGCTTATGGATGTGGCGCGCAAGGAACGGTACGACGAGGTTGTTCTGGTGTGTCAAAGCGACAAACCGGATCAACTGCTGGAAGCCATTGGTATGCGTCGTGTGATGATCCCGACGCTGACCACTGAATGGTTGGTGTACCGCACGAACGCGGACTGGCCGGTAGCTCCCGAAGGCACGACACTGGAAGTTCAGCGCGATCTGTACGTTGCGACGAAGAACGTGCAGATGATCGCTCCCGACGAGGCTCACGACAACGGCTATTACCTGCCAGAGCAGGGTCGTCCGTGTCCGGATACCATCTCGCTCGATCGGCCGGCTCCTAACGGCTACATCCCGGTCGACCCCGCACTCACACTCATCTGGTCTTAACAACATGTCCGACACTCAAGACACCCTTCCTGAACAACCGACGACGGTTGAAACGATCGAGCCGGATGCAACCATCAACATCCAGACCGGCGTTCCTGCTGAAGAACCCGCTCCGACTGTCGAAGAAACTCCGGCAGCGCCCGCCAAGAAAACGTGGTATCTGTTCAAGGCTTCGGGCGTTGGCGCACTGACCGTGTACGATACCAGTGTCGAGCTCGACGCCGACGCAGCGCAACCCGACAACAGCACGCCGTGGGAACCGCCGATGGTACTCGGCACCGGACTGGTAGTTTACTGGACTGGCAACGCGTGGCAAGTCGGTGCTGACCTGATCAACGCACCGATCGCCAGTCAGCAGTCTGCAGCGTATGCGCGTGCCGCCATGGACTTCGACGAAGCAGTCTACGCGCTGTCGTCAGGTTACACGAAGTCCGAGCAAGCCTCGTGGAAGCAGCAAGTCGTCGACGCACACGCAGTCATCGACGGACAACCCGCTTCGCATCTGTTGTCCACGCTGGCAACCGCACGCGGTATCGAAGTCTCCTATCTGGCGGCTTCGATCATCGCCAAGTCGAACGCGTACAACGACAAATACGCGACGTTGCTTGCCGCATACCAGAAGCTCCGTGATCAGATTGGCAACGCTACGAAGACTGCGGACCTCCCGGCGTTCACTGTCGATGACGTGCATCTGATCTAAGCACGGCACCAGTAGCCCCAATTTAATAGCATCAGTATCGCATACTCGACGACGTGCAGTGGGTTCAAACTTGTGGGAAGGGTGACACACTGCATTGTGGTTTGGGGGACGATCAAAACGAGTTCGAGTCTCGCGTCCCCTCTTTTCCTCTTTTCCTCTTTACCCAAGAGTTCAGCTGACTCTTGAGGTTCAACCGTCAGCTAATCCACTCTTGGTGCCTCCTTACGGGCGTGCCAATCATGAGCTTTCTTTCCGACGCAATATCCAACGCCGAGCAACAGATTCACGTGAACACGAAGGGGCAGGTCAACGCGCTCAAGCAGGGCGTCAAAGGCGCTGTCACCAACGTCAAGAACAACGCTAGTTCCGCAGTCAGCGGCACAGTAAATAATGTGGTTAAGACCGGTATTGGCGCCGTAACAGGTGCAGTCGGTAGCTTACTCACAGGCAACGTCAGCGGTGCAGTTGGTTCCATACTCAACGCACCCTCCAAGATTTTCGATTCAGCATTGTCTGGCCTAGGTGGCTTCGCCCCGTCAGCAACTCTGCAGAGTCCTGGCACTTTCAGTGCTATGAGCAGCATCGGTGGCGCAGACCCCGGCAATCCGTTGGCTGGTATCTCCGCACGTCCAGATCCGCTGATGTCGTTCACATGGTACGCTCAGCTCCCAGTCATCAGCCCCGGCACGACGCAGACCGCATCTGGCGCGAGCGCTGGAGTGCTGGCTAGTCTTGCGAGCAGCGCACTCAGCGGTGTCGGTGGCGCTCTGTCTTCGGCTATGGGCGGCGCTGTGTCCACTAGCCAAGCAGCGCAACTTCCGTGGTACTTCGTGGAAGAGGCTACTATGCCTTTCCGCCAGTTCGCGTCGAAGGCCATCTTCCGTGAAGGTCGCGACCGCAACTACCCGGATAAGTATTCTGTGGATACGCTTCGTCTGGCGGTCTACGCGGACAGCTCCAACACTTCGTTGAAGTACCTGCAAGCCTGGAACAACGCAGTGCTCACGCCATTCAGCGCGGCAACTGCTGGACAGCTCGCTGGTGGATGGGGTCGCCCGTCTGACTACAAGAAGCCGATCTATATCTACTTGCTGGATGTCACCAAGAGCGTTATCGCCATCGTGCAGTACACCGAGTGCTGGCCTATCTCGGTAGACACCTACCAGATGGGTAGCAACAGCAGCGAGCGCCTAGTCAACCACGTGACGTTCAGTGTTGGCGACGTGTTCATCAATGTCATGGATGTCAACCCGGACCTCACTTCGGCGATTGCGTCCAACCTTAGTAGCAACGCGCTGACGAATCTAATCGGTAGTGGAGTTGGTAACGTCGGTGATCTGATCAGCAGCGGTTCGCATATGCTGTCCAGTGCTACTGACTTCCTTGCCAATAATCTGCCGTTGCCCGGCTCGTCGTCGCTGTATCAACCGACGATATAAACACAAAGCAATACCCTTCCCAACCTAGGAGTAAACGATGAGTGGTAACAACACCACGATCCATTCCACCACCACGATGGAGTTCCCACGTGAGCGGCAGGAAGCGATCCAGAAGAAGGTCGATGCGCGTTCTGCGTCGACTGCTCACTTCATGACGCCGCCCAAGGCACATCCTCAGGCACCTCAGCAGATGACGAAGGTAGGTCAGACGCCGCATCAACCTACGGCACAGCCGCAACCTCAGGCAGCCCCGCAAGCGCAACACGCGCCGCAGCTGCAACGTCGCCCGATGATGCAGCCGGTGCTTGACGATCAGCCGCAAGCTCCTCGTCAGGCTCCGCAACCCAATCCGATGGGAATGTCGTTCAACGGCGTCCCTGCTGGACAAGCTCAAGTGAGCGCGCCGACGGTTCCGGTGGAAATGCCTGGATTCACGAACGCGATCGCTGAACCGGAAGGTACGTCGCTGGCACTGCCTTCGCGCTTCGCCTTCTACAACTTCAAGGATCTGTACGCCTCGCCGTTTCGTGCCAAGCATCTGGCGAAGCTGCAACGCGCGCACCGTGAACAGTCACTGCTTCCGCTGGTGGAAGCCGTGTCATCGATTCTGATGACGACCACGCCTGGACATTCGGCTGTCGCATTCGACCTGACCCTGCCGGACTTCTACTTCGTGCTGTATTGGCTGCGTCTGAATAGCTTCACGAAGTCGAACTACACGCACAAGACGACGTGTAACAACGAAGCGCACATGAAGCGCGTCGAGGACGGCTACAAGCTGGAACAGTACGCTGCCGCGGTCGCTGCTGGCGAAATGTCCCAGGAGCAGTTCGACCTCATCCAGTCGCAAGTCCTGCCGGAAGACTCGCTGCAGATTGCCGAGATCATTCGTCAATCCACGATGGTAGTTAAGGAGCTGGAAGAAATCCCGAATCCGGAACACTACCACTTCAGCGATACCTCGGCGATGTTCTTCCGCCCGCCTACCATGCGCGATGTCATCGAGTTCCAGGATGCGCCGCAGATGCAGGACAAGGCTACCCGTACCGAGTTTGCGTATCTGGCTCAGATGGCGTCGCATATCCAGCATCAGGAACTCCTGCTCACGCTGGCCGTGCGCGTGGATATCGTCGGGGAAGCAACCGCAGACCAAGTTCAGCTGCTGCAAGACTATGAACAGGCCATTGGCACTTACGGTGTTGATGAAGAAGTCGTTGTTACGTGCAAGGGGTGTGGCGCATCGAGGAAGAGTAAGCTCATCCTCGATGCGTTCTCGTTTCTTTCCCCTGACAAGCGCGGCTGACGTCAAGGACCGCTACTTTCTGATAGCTTCGGAATTCGGTTTTGATCCATCTGACGAAATGCCGCTTTATCGGTTCCAGCAGTATTCGGAGTATGCTCAGAAACGTCGTGACGAGCGCATCGATGCTGCACGCAATGGAATGATCTACACAGGTTGATTACTATGGCCGCTTTTCGTAGTGACGCAGAGAAAAAGAAGTGGGCTTCGCTGGAACACAAGGCGGGCCTCTCGTTGCAGAACATCGCAAAGGGAGTTGCCAGCGCATCCGATGTGAAGGCGGTTAGTACCGCGCTCAACGGGTTGAGTGGACTGGCGAAGCAGGTGTTCGATCAGGCGATCAGCGCTGCCGAAGTCAGTGCCAAGAAGTTCGAAGCACAGTATGAAAAGCTTCACGGCGCTGACGACGGTGGCGGCGCGCAACTCACGGCCTACGAGCAAGCCCTGAACAAGGCGCTTGCCGACGCATTCCCTGATCTGTTGCATCAGATCCAGGATGTGGTCGAGCTCAGTAACCTGGAACAGTCCGAAGAGATCGAGCGCGTGATCGGCACGAAGCTCACGGACTTCCAGAACATGGTGGCCCCGCGCAAACAGGCAGATCCGGCAAGTGTGGATGATGTTCTGACTGCGCAGGACATTATGGTCGACGAGCTGATGGCGCGCGACGACGCTCGATGGGTTACTCGCAAGAAGGATCTGCTGGAAAGCATTGCCGACGTGTTTCAACACACGTTGCGCGATCTGGCGGCGTCCATCAAGCGGGAACGCACTGCGATGGGGAACGGCGAGATTGGACATCACGCCAATACCCCGCTTCTGTCGGGACCTTCGGGTGGTAACTCGCTGGTCCCGTATCAGAGCAACGACTGGCACCTAGCAGAACAGCCTTCGGTGCTGAATCGTGCGATGTCGTTGGTTGGCGGCAATCGCGAAAGTGATCGTGCTCCGGCAGCCGACGTCATCGATATGCCGACGGGCAACACTGCTACTCAGGGCAGTACCGTCAAGGGTGCAGACGTGGTGTCGCTGTCTCCGAATACGGAAGCTGCGATCACCACTGCGGCTAACGACCAGACGTCGCTGTACAAACAGCTGATGGACTTCCTGGCTAACCCGAACGGTCACAAGAGTGGTGAGTCGGATAAGGCTGAAGAGAATGCCAACGCCGTCGCCCGCGCCCTGAAGAATGAGTTCGGCGATAAGTCTTCAGGCAAGAAGTCCAAGAAGGAGAAGGACGACACTAGTTCATGGCTGAAGGGTCTGGGTGGTGTGTTGGCCGCCATGATCATGGACCCGCAGTTGTTCACTGGATTGGCGGAAACGGTTCAGAAGATCCTCACATGGGATAACATCAAGAAGATGGCGGTCTCTTCGTGGGAGTACATGAAGGATCAGGGCAAGACGATCATTGATTGGGTTCTCGAGAAGCTCGGGCTCAACAAGAAGATCGAGCAGCCTGAAGTAGACGCAGCCAAGGATCACGGTGGTGCCAAGCTCACCAAGTCCAACGCGCAGCGCTTACAAGATCCGAAGGTACAGGCTGAACTGGCAAAGATGGACGCGGGCTTGAAGGACCAGCATCCTGGAGCCAAGCTACCGGAAGCCAAAGATCCGGGTGCGCATCAGTCGTGGCAGTCGAAGATCGGCAACTTCTTTGGCATCAAGCTCGGTGATGAGAACGTGGTGAAGAGCGACGAAGCCAACGCCACGAGCAATCCGAGC